ACACCACGAGAAGAAACACCAAGCATTACACCTTCATCAAGAAGAGAAGATGCAATCTTGCCCATAGGAGTGGAAAGAATCTGTGCCTTACCTTTGAAGTTATTTCCTTCTTGAACAAGTGAAGTGATTTTATGTGAAACGCGGTCAAGATTGACGGTAGGACCATCAGGGTGACCGAGTTCACCAAGAGCACGACCCTTATTTACAAAGTTTTCGCAGTAGCGATTAACTTCTCTTGAAAGAGTCGAAATGGGATACATTCTCCCATTACGGTTCTTGATTTCACCTTGAAGAAATACACCTTCAATGTATAACTTTTTGTTGGCACCTTTGCCTTCGGTGAGAATCTTTACGTTTGTAACTTCTTCTGTGATGAGTTTCATTTCTATTATGCTAAGACTGGGTTGTTGTTTTCGTCGTGTCTTTGATATGTTCCGACACCAACTGGATTACAATTTTCATCATGTCTTTGATATGATGAAATTACTCCTACTGGATTACAATTTTCATCATGACGAACATAATCTGAATTGAAATCTTCATATGTAATTGTGGACCATCCTTCGGTTCCACCAAAATGAGTTACTGTTGTAAATCCTGGTTGAGGTGACACAGGATTGCAGTTTTCATCGTGGCGAATATAAACCATTATTCAGTTTCCTCTTCTGATTCCACTTCATCTTCATCATATCCATATTCTGCTTCAACCTCAGTTTCATCTTCGGTTGGATATTCAAAGTCTTGACCAAACATTGCGTTTGCAACATAAGGTCTTGCAATATCAATACGTTCTGCTGCCTTTGCGTACAGAAGTTCCTTCACTTTATCGCTAACTTCCGATGGAGAAGCATCTGTAGCGATCAAATCGATAACGTCTTCCATAAAAACTCAATATGTTAATATACTATATTTATAACTCAGACTTCTTAATGTCTTTTGAATATTGTTTATTTGCCGCTTGGAATTCAAATTCCAAATCTGGTTCTACTGGAATTTCACCCATACTCATTGTATCTGCACCCATTCCTGCCATTCCAGATCCTTCACCTGGTACACCTTCTGGTGCGGGTGGCATACCTTCTGCACCTGGTTGTGGAAGTGGTTGCCCAGTAATTGGATCAATTGTTGATGGATCTGGAATAATACCCTTTTTAATCTCATCCTCAATTTGAGTATCAATCTCAATAATTTCTTGATCTGTTTGACGAAGAATTCTCTTCCGTACATACTCAGTGGAATAATATTTACCAATAAATGGTTCAATTTGAGCAAGATTTCCAAGTCTGTTTTGGATCATCTCAGATTCTTTCAATTCGGCAAATTGATTATCATAAAGGAAATCATATTGAATATGATCCTTCATAATCTCCCAGTCAGAAGGAGATACAATATTTTTAAGAATCAATTGCGTCTTTAACATGTCATTGAACATCTGAGCAAATCTTTTTCTCAGACGACCAACAAACTTAGCAAATTTTAGTTCGTCTCTCAGAATCTCGGAAGAACGTCCAAGGTTAAAACCACCATCGGCAGCAATTCTTGATTCTGGAACGCCAAGTGCTCTATAGAGTTTCTTTTGGAAATATTCAATGTCGGAAAGTTCTCCCAAATTCTGTCCACCAGGTAAGGTAGTGATTTCAGTTCCACGACCACCTTCTCTGCGTGGCAACCAGAAATCTTCAAGCATTGACATAAACTTGCGGTCATCACGAACCTCACCAGTTTGTGCGTTATAGACCAGTTTATTTCTATAGCGAGACATAACCTCTTTGAGGTACTGCTCTGCTTTTACTTTAGGAAGATTGCCAACGTCAATATAGAAAATACGACGTTCTGGTGCTCTTGAAAGACGATAGATAACCAGAGAATCCTCAATCATTCTTAATTGATTGAGTGCTTTGATTGCTTTATGAAGATATGAAAGAACAGTATTCTTATTTCTATCTACAAGACCAGAAGTACAATAAGTAATAGCGTCCTTTGCAATCTTTACAGATTTTGCAGATCCACGACTCATGGCGTTTAATCCATAAGTTGCACTTGGTGATGGTGTATACTGAAAATATTCTTCGAATTCTGGACCGTTTAAATTATTTTCGTTATTTCCACCAATCTTTACATATCCATTATCAATTTTATTGGGATCCTTCTTTTCCTGACGAATATACTTCATTTTCAAAGGATCAATATACCTCAGTTCTTGAATACCTGCCTGAGGATTTTTTATATCAATAACTTTAAGGTAATAGACTCTTCCATCTACATACCAGTTTCTAAAAATTTCGTGTGACTTTCTATCAAAGTCTAAAATTTCTTTAAGATATTTAAATTCTTCTCTAATCTTCTTTTTAAGACTTTCACTGGCATTGAGATTAGAAAGTTCAATTTCTACAGGAGAATCGTAGAGATCGCTAACAATTGCTTCATTAACAACATCTTCAATGGCACCATCACACTCAGGGTGAAGTGACATTTCTCTATATCTTCTAATCAGTTCATGCTCTGTTTTATAAACACCCTCAATATCAACATACTGTCCGTAAAAACCGCTTGAAATATAATTATCAACCCCGTCCTCATTGGTTTGAGGAACGGGGGATATTACAGAGGGTGATTTATCTTGTTTGTCGTCAATAGAAAAACCAAAGAGTTTTGCCATAGTATAATACTAAGTGTCCTTTATTCTACTATTTAGTTAATGTCTTCACCACCAGCATTTGATCCAGTGCCCTTAGTTGCTTCCCACCACTGAACTTGAAGTTCAACAGTGAACTCTTGGATACCCTGAGCATCATAAGAAAGTTCAATAGGTGCTACCTGAGTTGGGAACACATCGTAGAAACGATAGGAACGAAGTGTAGATCCATCACGATCTAATTGATAAACATAAGCATCTGCTTGATAATCTGCTGGATTAACCAGACCAGTATTATCAGATACTCTGTTGATTGTGTTCATCCAACGCTCAAATGCAGAGCGAATGGAGAAGTCAGTATCGTTGATTACGGTAACAGTCCAAGAATCGAAGGTTCTATCACCTGCAATTTTGAGAACACGACCTCTGAAAGGAACTTCAATAGGTGCAACGTTAGATGCGGGCATATTGGCACCCTTCACCAAAAATCTTGACTTATCAAGAACATCGGTGGAGGGTTGTGCCGCATCTGGGAAAGTAAGGACGACTTCAAAGAGGTTGGCGCGAGCGCCACCACCCGTTAACTTACTCTTGAAGTCGGTAATTTTTCTTAGTGGGGGTGGATTAATCTGTTGTCTAGATGGCATTTGAGTTAACCTCTAATTGAATTAAACGGAGCCGATAACTTCTTCAAAAGCAACACCAGTTCTGGTGGCGATGAAGGTAAGACCGATGAAGTTGATCGATCTTGCTGGTTTGATGAAGATGTCCGCTACAAACTCATTGTTGTCGATGACGGCAGCAGTGTTGTTTGTCTCATCACAAATAACAACATAATCTTGAATACCTCTCTTGGACTGAACGTCACGAAGGAATGGTTCAACAATGTTCACGAAATTAGTTCTCGTGATTTCATCGTTGAATTCAAAGAGGAAGTCCTTAGCAGCAGCGGAAATTGCATTCTCAAGATAGAGGAACAGGCGGCGAACGTTGATTCTATCAAACGCTGAGGACTTACCATATCCAGTCTTATCACCAAAGAGAATGATTCCTGCACCAGGCGAGAAGATTACAGAGTTAATTCTGTTAGAATACAGAACATCCCTTTGCTTCTTACCAGGATTGTATGCAAGTTTAACTGCATTCAAAATTGCTCCCCTATTTGTTCCTGCTGGTGAGAACCAGGGGAACTGTTGAATGTCAGTTCTTGCACAAGTTCCAGCAATATCACCATTCAGAGGGACATATCTGAAAGTATCATTGAAGCGGTCGTACATATACTTGTAACCACTATCAAATACTCCATAAGTCGTTGAAGTAACAGGGGCGTAGAAACCAACCACATTGTCTGTAATGGTGTCAATATCATTGACAGTGACTGTTCCAACAGAAGAATCATTCAAGAACGCTTGTCTATATGGTGAAATAAATGCAACTGCATCCTTTCTTGCTTCAGCAACTGCAATTACCTTATTGGCAAGTGCTTGTGCCTGTTCCTTAGAATAATTTGCAGAACCCATCAGAATAAAGTCAACTTCATACTCTTCAGTATTTTCAAACTTAGTGTAACCACTAACGATGTCATCAAGTCCAGAGTAGAGAGAACCAGAAGTTGTCAGACCAGCTCTGCCTTGATAGTTTGTGCCCTTTTCAAAAGTAAGTGTGAGTGAACCAGCACCGGCAAAGTTTACGCCGTCTGCGTTTTGGTCCCAACCAGTATCATCATCGAGTTCATAAGATAAAGCACCATTATCACTAAATGCAATAGTGCTGACTCCAACAGGAGCAGATCCACCAAAGATATACTCAGAATTGGTGTAGAGATATTTTCTCCAATAAGAAGGAGAACCTACAGAGAACTCAGCATCTTTTGCCTTGGAAAGATTCAGGTGCTTCTCAAGGATAGATCCTGCATTTCCAGTGATTGTTCCTTTGTCGTCAATAACAACAACGTGAACTTCATCAAATCTTCCACCTCTTGCTGCAGCAAACTCGGAAGTTCCTGGTCTATTGGCAAGTTGATCCCATTCCAGAGAACCAACAGAAAGTGCAATGGATTGATTCTCAAACCAATCTTTTTCTGCCGTATATGCAATAGTTGCTACTCCTACACCAGTATCATTTGCTCTGATAGTTACGGTTCCGGATTGTGGGAGAGCGTAAACACCATTTTGCTGATAATCAACATCAGTCATTGATCCAGCAACAGATACGTGCTTGATCATTTTGACTGAAAGTTGATCAGTTCCAATCTCGGTGATTACACCCTGGAAATATCCATCAAGAACAGAAGTTGTTCCTGCTCCAGGAAGAGTGAGTCCAGAAGGAACAGCAGCAGTATCCCCATTCCAACCAAGACACTGGTGGTATTAATACCTGTCAGAATTTGGTCTGCTTTGCCGTCGATGATGGCAACTTTGATTCCGTTTGCCCAAGTTCCTGGGTTTCTAGCAGCAACAGTTACGTTAGTGATTGTATTCTCATCGTAACCGAGTTGCTCATAGTGCTCGGTACTCTTGA